AGACCGCTCCGTTAAATGGTATCGTAATAAAATCAAAGAATTTGGCAAACCAGTTGCAATGGACTTGATACGAGATGGTAAGAGAAACAAAAAACAGTTCTATGGTAAGTTGAATATGTTTTTCTATAGCCCTAAACTTAAAAAAGAATTACCTTACTATGATACTTTTCCACTGGTGCTTCCAATAGAAAGATACTCAGATGGATTTCTTGGTATTAACTTTCATTATCTACCAATACCATTGAGAATGAAGTTGTTAGATAGGATTATGTCATTTGCAAATAGTCAAGACCTTGATGAGACAAGTACTAGAATAATTGCAGACTATAGCAAGTTAAAAAAATTATCAATAATTAAACCAACTTTACATAAATATCTTTACTCACAAGTAAAATCACAATTTCGTAGAGTTGATGCAGATGAATTTAAAATTGCTTGTCTGTTACCAGTACAACGATTTAAGAAAGCATCTTCAACTGAAGTATGGAAAGATTCTAGGAGTATGATCTAATGGCAGGAACACTCGCACAATTTATAGAAACCGCTGCATTTGGGGCTCTCAATGATGTACTGTCTGGGTTTCATTCTAAAAATGGTTACGCAGTCCCCAATAGATTTGAAGCAATCATTATTCCACCAACCTCAATTTCGCGAAATTCTTCTAAAACTGAATTTAGTTTCTGGCCATTGCCGCAAGGTTCAAGTACTGCAAGAGATGTATCATTGCGTGTTGAATCAGTTCTTTTGCCAGGCAGAAACTTAGCTACTCTTGATGATACAAACATATATGGCCCAACAAGAGAAATTGTTAACGGAGTAACTTACGCAGATGAAATTAAAATATCATTTCAAGCAAGTTCTGATCTTGCTGAAAGAAGATTCTTTGAAGAATGGCAAAAACTAGCATTTAGTGAAAAGACTTGGAACGTAGGATACTATAACGATTACATTGCTCAAATCGATTTGTATCTATTAGACAGAGAAGACAATAGAAGATTTGGAGTTAAACTTTGGGAATGTTTTCCAAAGACAATTGACGGAACTGAATTAAATCAGGGTTCAAACAACGAAATCATAAAGAATGATGTAAGTTTTACTTTTAGATATTGGACTCAACTTGATATTAATGCTCAAGCACCAAGTTTAACTGATAGACTAGTGACTACATTTTTTGGATCGGTTGAAAGACAAATAACAGGATCAATACCAAAAATATTGAATAGATTATAAACGGAGATTAAATTATGGCATTACCTAAACTAAATAGTGCGAACTATGAATTAAGTTTACCATCAACAGGAAAGAAAATAAAATTTAGACCCTTTCTTGTGAAAGAACAAAAAGCATTAATGATTGCTCAAGAATCAGAAGATGAGAAGGTAATAGAAAGTACATTTGCTCAAATTATTAAAGATTGTGTTGCAGATAAAGTTGACCCATACAAGATGCCAATGTTTGACATTGAGTATATATTTTTAAAGATACGAAGTAAATCTGTTGGAGAGGTAGCTGATTTAAGAGTAACCTGTCCAGATGACGGAGAAACTAAAGTGAATGTTTCGATTCCTTTGGAAGAAGTTAATGTCCAAATGAAAAAAGACCACACGAATGTTGTCTCTCTTACAAATGATATTAGTGTTGTGATGCGGTATCCTTGTCTTGGTGACATGAAAGGATTTAATGCACTTGGTCAAACAAAGTCATTATTTGAAATGATAAAAAAATGCATACACGAAGTTCATGATGGTGAGAAAGTACATCGAAGAGTCGATATGTCTGAAAAAGATTTAGAGGATTTTATTGACAGCATGTCTTCAAAAAACTTCGAATCTGTTGGTGAGTTTTTTGCAAGTATGCCTAAGTTGTCATATAATCTTGAGGTTGTTAACCCCAAGACAAAAGTTAAAAGTGTAATCCCAATTGAGGGCTTACAAAGTTTTTTCGAATAGCCCTTTCTCATGACAGTTTACAAAATTATTATCAAATGAATTTTGGAATGATGCAACATCACAATTGGAGTTTGTCGGAGTTGGAAGAAATGATACCGTGGGAAAGGGAGATATACATAGGATTATTGATGAATTATTTAAAAGAAGAAAAAGAAAGACAAGCACAAGAAAATAGAAAAATGAAATAGGGAAAAGTCATGGCAGAAGAAGAAAAGAATTACCACCCAGCAGACTCTAATGGTGATGGTAATGTGTCCAAAGAAGAAGAAGAGATGTACTTAGAGTTCAAACGCAAAGAACTAGAAGATGCAGATGCGATGAGAGATGCTCAACGCAACATGGCATGGTTTGCACTTGCAGGTATGTTATTGTACCCAGCATGTGTTGTTATATCTGTTGTGGGTGGTATTGAATCAGCCGCAAAGATACTAGGTGATATGGCAGGAGTATACTTCATTGCTGTTGCTGGTATTGTTGCAGCTTTCTTTGGCGCACAAGCCTTTGTTAAAAAAACACCACCTAAAAAATAAGGATAAGTCAGATGGCCGTCAAAAAAGACAAAAAAGACAAAGAAGATACCCAATTAACCGAGGAAGTAGTTAAGGTTGGGTCGGAAATTGTAAGTCTTAAAAACGTCACTAATAAATTAGTAGCTTTTGGTCAAAAAGATTCTGATAGACAAACTGCGGCCGATGAAAAACTCCAACAAGAAAGACTAGATGTTCTAAACCAAGAAATTTTAGCTGGTGATGGAAGAACTAGAGAAATTAAAGCGCTGAAAGTTGAAGCAATTGGAATACAAGACTCATTTAAAACTACAGATGATGCAAATGCACGACTTGTCGCAGATAGTGCGGCTGGATTGGGTATGGATAAAAAGCGATATGAATCCCACCTAGAGTTAAAAGCAAATGCAGATAAATCTAATGCTTATTTACAATCTTTAGGTCAATCCCTATTAGACGGTGGTTTAAAACCAGAAGACTTGGATGGTGTTGAAGAATACACAAGGGCATCAGCTGAAGCCGCAGAATTAAATCAAAAGATTGCAGCTGATGCTTTGGAGAATGCCCCAAGCAAGGCCTTGCTTGGGGAAGAATCAGATGACACTAAAGCAGACAGTGATAAACAAAGTAGTTTTCTTAAAAAGATTGCTGGAGGTATTGGCGGTTTATTTAAAATGGGGAAAAAGTCTGCTAAGGATAAATTAAAAAGCGCTGGGAAAGGTATAATGGGTATACTCAAAACCACCCTAATTGCTGGATTTGCGATTGCAGCTGTAGCATTTTTAAACAGTAAATATTGGGAACAAACAAAAGAAATGCTTGTAAAAAAACTTCTTCCAGCACTTAAAAATATTTTTACTTTTATTAAAGATGTTATTATACCCCCACTAATTAACGCTTTCAATTTTATTGTAGATGAAATATGGCCTATTCTTAGAGATGGGTTTATTGCAGGATGGAATCGTGTTGGAAAAGTGTTTACTGATATTGGTGAAGCAATGGATTTGTTTTCAGAAGGTGATACGGAAGGTGGTATTACGAAATTGTTTGGTTCGTTAGGTACATTTTTCACAGATACTTTAGATGGTTTAGTTACTTTCGTCTTTAATTTACTTGGCAAAGTGCTTGGATTTGAAGGAACTGATTCCGTGGGTGCAAAAATTTCAAAATACCTGACAGACATAAAAAATGATATTGTAAAAAGTTTTGATGACACAGTAAAAAAATTAATGGAGTTTGATCCTATCAAAGACATTATAGATGGAATTGAAGGATTATTTGATTTTGTAGCAGATTTAATTCCATCATTCGATGACATTAAAAAACTTGTACCTCAAGGATTAAAGGATTTTGGTAACTTTTTACTTGGTGATGATGATGATAAAAACCCGTTTAGTAAAAAACAGCCTAAACTTCCAGCTGGATACGGCGATGCTGGATTTGGCCGTGGCGCCATAGAGGAACGTGGATTCCTTGGTGGAATATTTTCCACTAGTAAGGGAGAAGCTCCAGTTAATCTAGCACCGAGCAAGAGTTTAACTAGTATGGGTTTACCTACTGAAAAAACTTCTGATATTAGAGCTAGACAAATGACTGAAGCAAAATTATCTAAAGCAACTGGTCAGGGAGCTCCAATAATAGTTAGTGCGCCAACAACTAGTGTTATCGACAATTCAAATTCTAGTGTGTCCCATATTAGTACACCTTTGACAAATAATAACCCATCAGTCAACGCAGTAAACTACTCTTATTAAAACAAAAAACCCCCTACTAATTTCTCAGTAGGGGGCTGTTCACACTAGTATCTCTACTATTCGTTTGCAAGTTTCTGAAAATAATCCATAGTATCATCTTCATCATCTTGTGTTACTGATGGAGCAGGAACAGGAGCAGTATCAACTTTTGGAGATGCTACAGGAGCAGATTCCATAATCGCAGCCGCACTTCCTACCTTAGTAGTTCCAGCAAGAACCATATCCAAACGAGTTTTCAACTCATCATATGACTTGAAGTTTGTTGGAGCAGTAAACTCTGAAAGAGCGTGTTCTTTCTTCCATACTGCTTCAATGTCATCGTCATTGTCAAACAATGGTGATGGTGCTTCAAACTCTGACTTGTCATAGTTCCAGTAACCGTCTACCTTACGAAGCTTCAACTTGAAGTTCGCACCTTGCCAGAAGTCAAAAGGATTTATAGGACTTTCATCTTCAAATGCAGGTTGCATGGTTTCCATAATCTTGTCAAAGATTTTCTTACCAAAACGATAGAGGAATACCTTACCTTCATTCTCAGGATTTGAGCCATCCTTGACAACGTAAATATTAGAGAAGTATTGCAA